TCATGTATGCTCACTCGCAGTATCGGCCCAGGGGAAAGGAAGAATCTTCTCGGGGCTTTCAGCTACATCTTGAGCGAGGTGTGGGAGCATAGAAAGCCAAGTGAAAAGACGAGTATGCTCTAATCCTTCCCGCTTGTGCCCCTCGAGGGCTTGGAGCAAGGCTGGGAGCTCCCAGAGTTCGAGCCGATCCATTACGTAGTCTGGGCTAATCCCCCCTTCGATGATGAGCTGAGTAGCTATTTCGGTGAAGGAGGGAGCGTCATCGGGACTCTCCAATAGTTCAGCCTCTTCGCCGGATCCTCCCATTAGGGAAAATTCGCCTAACTCTTCGAGAGCCTTACCTAATGCTGTATAGTAAGTCTCCGATACATCGGGGCTCTTGAGTACATTCCTCCAGACATCGAAAGGTAGACGACTACCTTCTGGAGTGGCATCTCGTTGCAGGGTGTAGATGAGGAGCTCGACATCGTCTGGATCCAGTAGATCTAGAGATGCAAAACTCCGTGCGGAAAGCCTCTCAAAGAGGAGAACCGCACGGAGCGTTACGCGGAGGCGAAGGGCATCCATTATTCTAGGGTAATGCCTGCTTCGGTAAGTGCTTCGGCGCTGCCTACTTCCTTACCAGACCCCGTCAGGAGAGGACCCGAGCCATTGAGCGTACAAGAAAGAGTCTCATACTCACCATTCTGACTGCTCCTGGAGAGATCGCTGACGGTGACACGCCCCTTACGTAGGACATCCCCCTTGGTGGCTGTACGTTCGCCATTGTTGTCGGTTACAGTGACCCGAGCTAGTTCGAAAGTAACAGCCTTACCGCTAGCGGCGATATGTTCCAGAGCATCGTAGGACATGTGCCCCTTTGTCGTTGAGAGGAGGGCTTCTACAGAGAGTGACCATTCGTTCTTACCTCCCATCTTGTCGTCGAACTTGCCCGAGAGCTTGCTGGCAACGTCAATCTGGCTGGGAGAGAACTTGAAGTCATCTTTCTTAGCGTAGGCAAATAGGAGCCCATTGAGGAAGACCATCGTCAGTTCGCCCTTGATGAGGTCTTTGTTCTTATCGAACTTCTGAGGTGTTGCTGGAGAAGGCATAATGTTGGGTTAGGGGTTAGAGAATTAGGAAATAGCGAAAGTGAGGGACTGGACTATCTTGCCGTCCAGGAAGTACTCTTCGCTGGTGTCAAGAGTGGCGGAGGTAGAGCTGGACCCGAAGATTTTGCCAATATCGTCGTTACGTCCTCCGTCAAGAACAGCATCAACGAACTCTGAAAGCTGAAGACTTCGGTCGTAGTCGTCCGAGACACAGAGAACAGTAACAGTGGTGATGCTGTGGGCATCACCCGTCTTGTCATACTCACGCCCATAGGCTGTTCGGGTGACTGTGATAAAGTCACCCTCGGTACCTTCTGGAGCTAGGAGAGGGAATATCTTCTCTCCGACAAGGACTCGAAGATCTTCGGAGGCAAGGAGCTGAGTGCGTACCCACTGAGCGGATCGCCACTTACGGTTAGGATCGACGTACATACCTTAGATACTTGATAGAGTACGGAATATACCCTGCATAAGGAGGGACTGAGCTCTATATCTCTGGCGCTGCTTCGCCCCCGTCCAGAAGAATGTCGGAGTAACATGCCCTCGATACTTTCCTGCCCGAGTGTAGCGATCGGCGGTACCCTGATCAATGAGATGAGCATGGTTAGCAGCCTTGGATTCGTTATAAGAGCCACGTCCACTCACATAATAGAAGCCTACGGAGAGGCTTATGTGCCCTACTCTACTTCTTCTGGGCATACGCCTGCGAAGCCCTCGGATTAGGTTGCCTCGTGGTCTATGTCCGTTTCGACTCGTAGGGCGATATAAGGCAGGGAGCGTCAAGCGGACGTCCTGCTGGTAGAGCTCTGCTGCCCGAAAGAAGGGCTCACGAAGCCTCTCAGGGCTTGGAGCGGACTTGAGCCGCTCTAGGAAGCCCTTTACCTCGGATAGACCGGTGATGCTGACGATTTCGGGCATTACTCGTCTACATATCGGGCGGTAACTTCGACCGTACGATCGGGCAGAGGCTTGAGGAGGACGATGCTGTAGATGTCAGCACGCCAGCGGAGCCAGCGACAAGCGGTGAGGCGCCTGTCGTCTCGTACTACAAAGACAAGCGAGCTAGGGTCTACGACTTCCTGGGCCTGCAAGCCATCCTTATTGAAGGTTGGACGCAATGTCTTAAGGAAGGCTCGGGTGTGAAAGGCCTCCTGTCGTTCATCTCGTACAGCTCCAGATGGACTCTGAATACGTACGGAGCTAATGAAGGTAATGCGGTGGGTAAAGGCTCCTGCGTTCATCGCTCTATCCTGTAGGGACTGATGAGAGCTGGAATGGTAAAGGGGAGCTCCGTCATGCGTCCAGACCGATAACCCTCCCTATCAGCATAGAGACGAGCAACTATCATCCTCAGAGCATGTCGAAGAGCAGGGGGAAGAGTTCCATCGGACTCCTCAACTGCATAGAGCGGTCGATGGAGAAGGTTCGAGAGGAAATCTTCAGCTACATCAAGGAGCTCGACGATAAAGTCATCATCCTCATCGTGGTCTACGTTGAGGTGTTTCTTAGCTTCGGGGAGGGTTAGGTACTGTGGCATAAGAGTGCACTACTTACGCTTGAGGGCGGCGAATGCCTCTGGGCGGAGCACTGTGATGGAGTAATCACCGTTAAGGGTGAAGTCGATCTTATCAGTCACCCCGTTGTACTGAGCATAGAAGCGATCACCTTCTCCGTGGTGAGCAAGCACCGCATAGGACAATACCCCAAAGAGGATAGCGTCCTCTGGAATGTAGGTAGTAGAGATTACGGGGTAACCGTTCATATGCCCGTCTTCGAGCATCATCTGGGGGTTCCCCTTCTCTATGGGAGACGATTTCAGTAGGCAGTAGGTCTTGGGGTGGACGAAGTAAGCAGCACTACTATCCACCTTGACATTCTTACCTAGCACCTCGGCCTCAAGGGCAACGACCTCCTTAATCGTAGGGGCGACCGAGGCAGACCACCCTGATGTAAGAGGAGCTGCATAGGGTGTAGCGAGTACGGAGCCGATGCCATTGTTGGGGGAGCTTGGGGCGGTCTTGGCAAAGAGCGCCGTGTTAAGAGCATCCCCTACGGCCTGTGCTAGGCGCTCAATGGTGATCGAGCGGAGATTGAGGTTCGTCGCCCCTAGCGCCTGCATGGTGACAGGGACATATACGCCGACACGCTCAGATTTGGCACTCACCTTTTCGAGGCTGATAGCCTGATCACTAAGAGCGACATTCTCTCCTGCGATGGTCGCCTTAACCCCTGCCAAGACAGGCCAGACTGGTTGTCCATGGACACCTGTCTGGATCTTCAGCCCCACTTTGGTGTGGATGAGCTCTGCCTCGAGTGGCTGCAAGATTTCCTGGATGACAGTCGGGCGAGCCGCCTCAACTTGAGGGGTGAGTGTGGTAGCACGTGTTTCCACATCGTATGCTTGGTGGGTGCTATATGCGCGACGTCCAGCCTCGAGGAAGGCTTGGTTAGCCTCTGCACTACCTGTGCTTTGTGTTGCCTGGAGAGCCTTCTGCGCTAGGGCATTTATACTCCGCTCTTCGAGATCAGCAGTGAGCTGAATGAGCTCCCGCTCTTCTTCCTCTGTGAGCTTACCAGCTCTGCGGACTTCTTGTAGCTCTTTGAAGCGAGCATGTGACTTTTGTAGCTCTTCTTGTTCTTTTGTCATAGGGGGGGTAAATTAGAGGGAAATGAGATTGGCACGTTTCAGAGCGTACTCTTCTAGGGGAGACTTCGAGCGGGGCTCAGTATTTGGCTCCTCAGAGGGCGGAAAGTCGGGGAGACTTCGAGTGTTGGCTGTGCTCTGTGGGTAGGCAGGTTGGCTGACTACAGAGACATCACCGAGAAAAGAGAAATGGTCGATATGGCGGATCCATGTCCCATCGCTTCTCTGCTCCCAGCGAGTGTCACCCTTACCGACACCGAAAAGGAAGCTAGAAGCACGGAGATCACCCCTACGTAGGAGCTCCAAAGTGTCATCTCCGAGCTGGGTCTTTGGAGCATCGAACGAATACCGGAGACCTTCTGGGGTGATGGAAAGGGTAAGGCTACCCTCACCATGAGTACTACGGGCGAGGAGCTTGGTACGGTCGTGCTCGTAGAGCGCGAGAACATCAGAGGAACTAAGGAGCTCTTCTGTAACAGCACCACGGTGGACGATCTCTGTGAAGGCACGATCCTCCCACCAGTCATAGAGAACCTCGCTCTCTCTTTCATAGACAATGGCAAGACCTTCAATACAACGGCTCTCACCATCACCTAAAGCAGGGCGAGTATCCAGGCCATCAAAGCTCCGGCGCTCGTGCAGGATTTCTGCTGGGTGGTCTATTGAGGAATCTTTAGGCATACTGCTTGGGATAGTTATACACCCTTACTCTCACAGAGAGTGTTTTTGTCCCCACATTAGTCCTGTGTTATTCTTCAAGAGGGATCTTTCCCTCCCCTCCACGTATCTTAGGACTGTCAATAGGGGCAATATTACAGGAGACAAAGAGGGTGTCCCCACCATCTAAGGGCGCGCGACCTTCAAATTGTCTCCCTTCATTAGGCGTCATCACACCAGACTCTACCGAAGCTTTGACGTAGTCGGCGCGAGTACGTAGATCAGTTGCAAAGAGGGCAGACAGGTCGAAGCGAATACGCTCTGAGGAACGCCGGGAGCGTGGCAGGAGCTTGGCGGTGAACTCTTGCTCGATCTGTCGAAGAAAAGGACGGAGTGTCTGATTAAGAAAGTTGATCTGGGAGTTCTCGGCTTCCTTATAGTTGGTGCTTTGATCAGCAAAAACCATGTAAGGGTGGACTCCGAAGAATCGGCAGACATCAAGGACGGAGTACTTGCGCACCTCTAGCAGTTCTGCGTCGCTGTTGCTCATACTACTCTCTATGAACTGCATTGATCCAGAAAGGCGGATGATGCGCTGGCCTGCCTGTATCTCTCGGTTCACCCTGGCTGTAATTCGGTCAGAAACGTCTTCGCTTAGTGCACCTATTCCTTGTAGTTCATTGCCACCGACAAGGAAGCCAGATTTCTGGTTCCCCGCGAGGAGCCCGTCATTGGTCTGGCGGTCAGCATTGGCACTGAGGCTGAGGCTAAGGGCTGCGTAGCGGATGGTAGAGACACCAGTGTAGCCACCATCGAGGCTTTTGTTCTTGAGGTGGATGATGGCATCAGCCGGGAAGTCTCCGGAGATACCGAAGACAGGATCGGAGATATGGTAACGGTTACTTAGTGGGTCATACGATACGGCTCCTTCGGATAGGAGAATGAGACTATCGATCTGCCCCGATCGATCGAATCGGGGCAGGAGGTAGGCATTACCTGAAAGGAGCAAACGTATGATTGCATTTTGAAGCAAGGTAAAGAAGTTCTGTCGCTCGTTAGCCTCCCCAGAGAAGATGAGGGAGAGTGGGCTAGTCTCGTCATGGAGGAAGACCTTTCGGTCTTTCTTCTGATGCTGGAGATCGAGGGAGGCGATAGTACCAGAGAGAATGTCCACACAGCGATAGACGGCTGCAATTGCCATAGCACTCTCGGGTGTGGAGATGGAGGAGCTGCGGCGTGGAGCGAAGTCAGCGAGGAAGCTATCCAGCGAAGATGAGCCTGAGGGACTTTGGCAGTCTTTACTACGACGAAAGAGTGAACGGAGGGATTGAAGGAGGAACATAAAATGAGGGATTATCTGGTAAGTGGAGGGGATATAGAGCACTCTCGATCTAAGCGTTCTAGGACTTATAGTGATTAAAGAGCCAGAAGCCCATAAGACAGGTGATAGCACCATCTATTTTCTCGTTGGGCGTTGCCTTGATGGGCTTACGGTTCTCGAGGCGGTCGGAGTCGATTACGGCGTTAGCGAAGCAGTAGGCAGTGATTGGATTCGGAGCAAAGGTGACCTGGTCACGGGATAGAGCGAGTTCAAAGGAGTCTACAGCGGTATTGAAGCTCCCATTTGTCTGAGGAATAGGTTCAAGATTTGCCTTACCCACCCCGGGGGTAGCGAGGAGTAAATTGGTAAACTCCAATGCCTTGTAGGGGTCATAACCAATCTTTAGGGTGGCGAAAGGCTGACTGAGGATGAGATCCACGATCTGAGCATAGTCGATGGAGTCACCTTCGCAGAGGAGGAGGTGTCCTGCTTCTACCCATCGGCGATAAAGCTCCCGATTGACATGGCGATCGAGCTGCCCACGGGGGAAGAAGTAGTACGTCACAGCATGAAAGGGGCAGACGGTGGTCCTTCCCTCTGGCACACGACTCGGGGTGTAGATGAGGAAGGTGACGGCGGAGAAGTCGTCGCGCACAGAGAGATCCACCGCACACATAGCCCGTGATCCACGGAGAAGTTCTAGGGGTACATGGAGGAAGGCACGCTCAATGGTGGCTCGATCCAACCACATCTCTCGTTCATCTCGAGCAAAGATGTTGAGAAGCTTGTTTCGGAAGGTCTTCATCTCTCCAGCGGTAAGCTGTGCCTTCTCGTATTCAGCGGCGTAGTACTCAGGGCGTACGGTAACTCCGAGGTGGGGCTGTACCTTCGCCCAGGTATTCGGGTCGCCCTCTTCATCCAAGACATCGGGCTCAAAGACATGGGCGAAGATAGCGTCATTCTCCGCCTCTCCTCGAAGAATAGCCTTGTAAGCCTCTAGCATTTCGATAAAGGGGGTATCGGTCTTGTCGCTTGCGGTGGTAATCACGAAGGTAAGCGGATTTCGTCGGGCTCCCATAGAGCTTGTAAGCACACTCTTGAGAGCGTCTGATTCAGCTTGTGCGTACTCGTCAATGATTACGAGCGAAGCATTCAGTCCATCTAGGCGATCGGCAGCACTGGCTAGACATCGAGAGATCGACATCTTTCCTGGCATGCGATTGAATACCTGCTCGCGGTTGATCTTGAAGCGACGAAGCGTGGGATCGAGAGCCTGGAGGATCTTACTAATCACGCCAAAGCAGACTTGCGATTGTTGATAGCTGTTCGACCCAACGTAACTCTCTGCATTGGCATCTCCGTAGAGGAGATCGTAGACGGCGAGCGTAGCAATGCTAGTCGTCTTACTGAACTTACGAGGAACGAAAAGTAGCACCTCGCGTACCAACCTCCGATCAGGGTCATCAGGATGGTAGAACCAGAAGATATTCGTGAATTGGAAGACCTGCACCGGCGTCAGAGGGAAAAAGACCATCCCCTCGGCACTTGGGAGCCGAATATGCTCGTAAAAAGTTATAAAGTGGCGTACCTTATCGTCTCGAAGGGTATAGCGCACGACCTTTCGGAGAAAGCTCTCTACGGCGAAGAGCTCGTACATATTATGCAGTTCAGGGCTCTTGATGCAATCTCGAATATAGGTAGAGAGTCGCTTATCCAGCTTGTTGAAGCGAGGGTAAGGTATCTTAGCTCTTTGTAACCTTTCGACTAGCTGGGCTTTTAGCTTTTGTGCTTCGCTTGGGCTTAGTGTACTCATTGAGGGCTTCGAGGAGGATCTGATTTAGCTTATCGACTTCGTCCCCACTGGTAAACTTCGCGGTGGCGACCGTCATATTGAGAGCTGTGAGCTTGGCACGTACTTCCTTGCTAGTTTCGATAAACATCGGCCAGGCAGGGTTCCCCTTCTTTCGTGGATCACCCTCTCGACTTAGCTCCTCCACGGTAACACCTTCTTGCATGAGGCTCTGATAAGCCATGTCACGTACCTGTAGCGCCATTGCTAGATCGTCTAATAGAGGCTCGAAAGCAGCAGAGTAGGATCCGATAGCCTCTAGGCACTCACGGAGGAAGGAAATAGTCTGATCCTTGTTCATAGCTCAGTCAAAAAGGATTAGTGAACAAGCTTGGTCCACTGAAGATATCAACCATAGTAGCCCCTTGGTGCAATCCCTGCGATTACTCCAGCTGTGTCTGCTCCCAGTTGTACTTCTGTCCCTGAAATGGCAGGGGGCTTCCCCTATATATCGAATCATACCCTTACCCCCCAAATGAATTTATCTGTCCCCACAACACCTCACACTTGCCTATTTTTCGTTCCACTCGGTTGCATTTTTTGCAACTTTGTCACCTAGCTGCCCCCCGGGGATAGTTCCCTCCCCCCCAACCTTCCATGCACAGAAATACCCCCACGGGACCCTGAGACCTCACGCATGAAAGAGGGAGCAGGGGGTGGTATGCAGGGGGCCTCCTTTTCCCCAAAAAACACCCTCCCCCCTCGCTTAAAATAATCGTAAGTGTCTGGGAAAGAATTGATTATATTTGGTTGGTGCGTATATTTTTCGTATCTTTGTAGTACAAAAGGGATGGGAAACAGAGGCAAGCGAGCCACTTGATAACGGAACTTTTGGACGGGTACAAGGAAAGTCCTAGTACCTAAGAGAAAAGGGGCAAAGCCCGAAGGCCTCACCCCTTTAACTTAAAACTCCTAATACTTCAAGCCATGCGAACGAGCATTAGTATTAGGATTAAGTTCGGGAAGTGGATCGTGACATTCACGATATCAAAGTCCTAAACTTCTTCCTTCCCCTGCTGGCAGGCATACGTTACCCCGCCTGCCATGCAGGGACAAAGGTAGAGAAAGCAAGTCATACTAGCAAATATCTACATCACTTAATAGGTGGTGGATCAGCTAGGTAATGAGAGGCAAAGGAGTCTAGGGCTTCCTTGGCTCGCTCCCTCGCTACAGCCTTGCTAGATGAAGCGAGTAGTCGGTGCGCTTCTTGATGGCAAGAAGTGCAGAGTGCACGTAAGTTCCCAGGATCGAGTGCAAGAGCCTTCATCTCCTCTGGACGTCCAGCAGCGCTCTCTATGGGGCGTATATGATGGACTTCCCGTGCTGGGGTGGTGCGATCGACAAGCAGGCAATCCTCACATAGAGGATGCTGTGATAGATACGTCCTCCTCAAACGACGCCATGATTGGCTATTCATCAGGCGGACATAGTCAGGGGTACGGTGACGCCTCATTCGGCCTGATGAAACTTGAGAAGAGCCCAGCGCTGATAATCATCCCAATTATCGATATCTTCAGGAGGGAAGCAGAGACGAAGGAGCGTCTCGTGGAATAGGTCTAATGGTGTCATCCCGTCAGCTGTCGGTCTAGGAATACGATGAGCAAACATATCATGAAGACGCTGATAATGGTGTTGGGTAAACTTCTCATACCACATCCGCACCTCAGGACGAGGTTCTGGGGCGGATTTCCCCTCTATCTTATCTTCGATAGGTGCATTATCAATCCCGAACAAAAGGTGCAGTAGTGACGCCTCCTTGCTCCCACGCTTAGGATGCCTCCCTAGTTCAGGCGCCTCCCAGTCGCTTAGGGCAGTAAAGGTTTCTTCGATGGTCTCTTCATCCATCTCCATCCCCTTATGCTCCGCTTTTTGTAGCAAGCGCAACACCAAGAGTACAGAAGACTTGAAAAGATGGTAGTCGCTGCGAAATCCGAATACCTTACGAAGACGCCTTAACTCTTGTGCGTCATCTGCGGACACACATGTACGGAGTCTACATTGAATGGGGGGATCTGTGGGCATAAATGAGAAAGCAGAATAATGGTGTGAGTTCGACTTGAATTTTGGCTCTCAAGGCGCCACCCTCCAATTAAAGAGGGTGGACACCTTTACTAGAGAGTAGCTTCAATAGCTCGCCTAAGTAGGCACATAGTCGAGGTACGAAGGAGATCCGCTGGTGTGATACGCAAAAGTCGCCAGCCTAGGAGTGTCGCCTCGTTATATTTCTCAATATCTCCGAGAAAGCCGCGAGCACTTGTGTGTCGGCCTCCCGTCCAAACACCACCCTCGACTTCGAGGGCGATACGTTGGATCGGGAACGCATAGTCAAAGCGCCATAGCCTTGTCGGGTGAAATCGATACTCAGGGACACACTCAACACCTAGCTCCTTTGCACAAATCTGCAAGAAGATCGGAGTTCGGGGATCTGCACTAGGAGTAGGACGAGAACGGCGAGGCTTACCTACGCCTTGAGGGCGGACGGTGTCCACGATCGACATAACGAGGTGAAGATGTATCATATGTCTCTCCTCGATATTGGTATCCCTTGATAACCTCAGGGATGAGGCTCTCTTGTCGTACGGATGAGGCGGGACGCAACAAATGATATGTGCCCTTCTCTGACATCTGTTGGATATCGATCTCACGAGATACAGCCAGCCAGTCAAGCCCCATATATCGAGCTCGAGAGATCTTAGAGCGGTAGCGGAATGTCCCCGTCAGCTCAAAGCCTCGGGCTGGAAGAGCTCCATAGAGAGCACCGAAACACTCGGCTCGATACCCAGCTAGAGTATACTGAGTGAAGGCATCCTCAGACTTACGCTCCCGATCCTTGAGGGCTACCCCATCAGCTGTGCGTACGATGCTGGGAGATAGCTTTGGCAGGCCTGTCCCATCAGAGAGGTGAAGGGTCTCCTCCATATCCTCATCTGTACTAGGAGTGAAGCGATATCGCTCCTTTCGATCTGGTGCAAGATCTCCACCTCGACGGCCAAGAGGATCCGACAACCAAAGAGCTGGAGCCTGCAGAGCTATGATGCTCGGGACACTCCATAAGTGCCACCCCTGGAAGTGAGTGGCAACAGATTCGCCCTGCAGCTTGTAGAACTTAGGGGACCTATAGATCCTGAGTTCTAGTCGAGTGAACGGCTTAGGAGGAAGCGGTATGTGCAGGCCTTCTCCTAGGTACTCATCCTGACCGATATTCGGATGATTCCAGCTAGGACCCCACTTTAGGCGACCCTCCTTACTCATCGAGCCATAAGAGAGATAGGGTAGACGTGTTGTATTCTCTCCATCTCCCCAATGGAGCTCCTCTTTACGCACTCCGATTCCAAGAGACTGAACTGGGTCGGAGTCTCGATCACCTCGAGCGACTAAAGAGAAGTAGATCCGACAGCCCGTGATCTCATCTGTGAACTTCCGGATATGCTCCAGATTATCCCGGGTCTCTGTGAGGTATGCGTTGCGATCGTATTCCCTTCCATAAGGACCTGAACTTGTTAATGGGATAGTAGTATGAGTCTTTTCCGTATACTCTTGGTAGAGATCCTGACCCATTGAGACCATCAACGGGAGATCTAGACGTAGCCCCATACCCTCTGTGTCGGCGACTCTTGGAACGGAGAATATCCAAGCTCTATCCGTCAAAGACCGTCCATTTGCATCTAGTGAAGAGTTCAGATCGTCCCGCAAAAGCTTCACGTATTCCATGTATCCATATAGCTTTGCCTCTGGGATGATCGTTGTAATCGCAAAGGAGTTTACACAGACATAGTGAAAGTCTCCTCTGTCGCGGAAGGTCAAGAGCTCTACATTCCCATTCTCATGTACAGCTCTCAGAGATCTATTCATATATACACCCGTCTCTGGAGCATACTCCCAGCTAGCCTCGTCTATTCTGAATATACTCCACTCTCCTACCGTATGCTGCCCATTTTGGATAAAAGGAGCATCTATACGGCCATGGATGCTCCATGGGTTCCATACCACGGTGTATAACTCCCGGTCTTCTCCTAGAGAAAGAGCTTCTGTTTCTATCCGATCAGCCCCTCCCATTATTGAGTCGAGATTTTCAATGCCATTCGTTCGATATCGCCATGCTGGGAGCGTGAGTTTAATATCCGCTCGAGGGACTAAACGCCACTTCCCCGGGTCCTCCATCTTGGGGAAAGATAATGCGGGTATGGCGTCTGACAGATGAGACTCCGTCGTTAGTGTCAGTGATCCTCGGGCGGGTAGAGCGGACAGTTCACCATCAGCACCCATGGGCACTAGATCCTCAGGCACTAGATCCAAATAGGCATCTTCATTCTGCGTAGAGAAGTTATACTTCCCCTCCTCCGCACTTTGGAGTGTCGAGGGATCCGTGATGACCCAGTTTCCCTCCGCTTGCTCTATAGAGAGTGTGAAGGCTCTGAGTACACGATCTAGCGCCTCAAAGGCCGTGATTGGCTTATCTTCATCCGAAAGGAATGGAGCTGTTTCTACGAACAGCTTATTCTTCCAATCGGTGAAGTGGTCAGCGCACCATGCCATGAGTCCTTTGGCGGCATAGACCCTACCGTACGGCCGAGCATAGGAGTTGGAACTATAGATGTACGCCCATTCGGGATCGGACAGAGCGAGTGATACTAGTGAGGCGATGAACTCTGTGAGCTCCATTCGGGGACGGAAGCCCTGGATCCGCTCATCTCCTGACCTAAGCTCTATCCGCTTTAGCCTACCGAAGTCACAAGCCTCAAAGGCTACTAGGTAGCCTGAATGCTGACTAGCGGGCTCTCGGTAGCTCTCGGGGTCTAGGGTCCCCCGCCACCAGCCTCGCTCCCATGTATCGCTAAGATAGAGTCCGAGCTCGTCAGGGATCCGGAGTAGATCCTCTGTACTCGTGATCTGAACAGAGGATGGGAGACGTAGGAGCGCCACGGACACACTCCCTTCGGGAGATTGCATCAAGTGGCGGTAGTCAAAGTGGCGGCCTGCACCTGCCTGCTCCTCCTGAAGAAGGCTGAACGAGAGCCGCCCCTCCGCAATTGGGCTTAGAGCGCTCTCTCGCTCTATGTTCAGCATTACAGGTGGGACACCGAGCCTCACCTCCTTGCGGTGGGGATGATGGTGCGTGTCCTCCGTGTCTGGATAGGAGATGATGAGAACCCAGCGATGCGGTTCATCGCTGCTATCCATGAAGGTTGCGACATATTGTTTGTAATCGACCTCCTTAGGTTTGGGTATAGCCATATTGTTGTCGTTACTTATTGGGTCTGTCGGACGGCCTTTGGTATCTGGAGGGGCGGGCGTTGGCTTGGGCATCATCCCAACCTCGGCGGTACCCCCATTCCCACCCGTGGCGTCGGCCTTCCCGATATCCCTGGGAGTAGAAGTCGCTACTCTTCGAAAAAAAAATGACTGCCATGAAGCAGAGCCACACAGCCAGAAGGACAAGGCCTGCGATTGTTAGGAAAGACATGAGTCTTGGTGTTAGAGGGTTCTAGAGTTATCCTTCCTAGCGCAGTAGAGCCAAGGGAAGAGGGCGGGGCTCTGAAGGACGAGGAGTACACAGGACACCACGTTCATCCATGAGGAATGAATGAGGGCACTGAGAGCCCATAATGTAACTCCCAGAGAGAACAGGAAGATGCAGAGGATGAGGCTGACGAATGATAGGAATGACCAGTCTGTCGTTTTTTCCGGCCAGCCGTCTGTCGTTTTCTTGGACATAAGCAAGATAGGAGTTAAAGGGTTGAGACTGCCTCCGTCATCCCCCTGCACCAAGGGAGTGCAGAGTGGTAGCACCTCTATCTGATGGTGCAGGGGGCGGGAGGTATGACTAAAAATAATTCTACCAAATAATACGACTATGGTCGTGGGGCTACGGATGTGCGGTTGCATTTCTTCCTCGAGGATCTGAAGGTGATTAGGTGACTTATCTCTTGTGGGTATTCCTAGGGACTGATTGTACGCTTAGAGGGCTAATGGTTGTATGAGGCGAGATCTCCCTCAGGGATTCCGATAAGCCCAAGGGCGCGCTTTGCCAATATGAAGTCTGGACTTTCACGTAGGAGGTACTCCTCGAGACTCTCGCCTTCATGTATACGCCCTGTCAGCTCTAGGTAGTCGGAGACAGCAAATATGTCCGCATGTATGGCGGTCCGGTGCTCGTCAATGCTCTCAAGCTGTACACCTGCATACATAGCGCGTACCCCAGGGATAGAATACTCTAGGTCTCGCTTGAAGTCATCTATGCCATACTCTCCGCCACGTAAGACCGCTCCATAGTACGTCTTGCTTGTCGCCTTACTCCATAGGTTCTCAGCCTCCTCGGCAGGATCGTGTTTCTTCCTCTTCATTGTTCCAATAGGCTGTTATTAACCTTGAGGTACCGAGCTATCGTACCACGATCTACACGGAGGATCTTAGCCATCTTACGCTGGGAGATCCCTTGCTTGATGAGCTCAGAGATGAGCGTCTGCTTGGCATATAGCTTATGCTTCTCAGGCGCGGTCTTTGCCCCATGTGGTCTCCCCAGCGTCACACCCTCGGCCTTCCTACGGGCTAGAGCCTCCTTTGTCCGTTGGCTGATGAGGTTACGCTCTATCTCAGCAGAGAGCCCGAAGGCAAAGGCGAGGACTTTGCTCTGGATGTCGTCACCTAGGCGATAGTTATCCTTGATCGTCCAGACGCGACACTCCTTGGTCATACAGATGTTGAGGATCTCCATGATCATGAAGAGGTTTCTCCCCAGGCGGGAGAGCTCGGAGCAGATAATGGTATCGCCCTTGCCTACCTTGCGAAGTAGGCGCCCGAGCTCACGCTTGTTGTAGGCCTTCGTACCGCTGATGGTCTCCTCGATCCAGTCGTCGATCTTCATGTCTTGCCTTTGGCAGAAGTTAGTGATTTCGAAGCGCTGGTTCTCCACCGTCTGCTTGTCACTGCTAACTCGTATGTATCCGTAAATCATGTTTCGGTGTCTTAGAATGATAGTATGTGCTTGATGACCTCCACCGTCCACCCATTGCCGAGCATCTTGTAGGCTTGAGTGTCAGAGCACCCCCACTTATACCATTCGGGTATGGTCTGCAAGCGGGCACACTCGGTTGGTGTAAGCCTCCTTAGCATAGTACCGACTGATCGGAACACCCATATCACGCAGTGCTATTTGCCCGCAACTCATACCATCAAAGAGGGATAGGACAGTCAGTGGCTTGATTGCGCTACTCATATCTTTTATGGGGATGACCCTAACTAATCTTTGTTTGCTCTATAGCCCTTTAGGTAGCCTCTTTGGACAAGCAACTTGGGAGACCAGAATAGAATACAGCTGTCGTTGAACCATGGCTCACTCGCTATGTCTCGGTTGATCTCCTTGCGCATAGCCTTGCTCTCGTCTTTTACCCTCTGATAGAGGTCGGGGGCCTGTCCTTTGAGTGCCAAGATTATTATCGGACCCGTCCGAGGGAAGCCCTTGACAGCCTCCTCTAGTAGCATCCGATCGTCGAATACTCGGTGTTCGATGAGGGCTATCTCCTCCTCTGAGAGCATGAATGTCTCCCGAGACTTGATTAGCCCTCCTCTGTTTTCCTTACCTACACGTGCATGCTTCCTGCTCATTGCTTAGCCAAGATGAAAATGTGAGTGACGTAGAGTTGTCTTTCTGAGGTGACCTTTGTCGTCATAAGAGCGGCGCACGGCGTCGGTCTGGGCCTGCCAGCTGCAAGATGTTGCACTCCTCCAGGAGGCGAGATAGGACACGATCTCCATAGCGTGCAGGGTCTCCGATCTCAGAGAGGGTGAGGTTGGAGGTGATGATGCTGGTACGGCGGGTAGCGTCCTGCTTGTCGTATCGGTAGATGAGGAGCTCCGAGAGGACATTGCAGCGCTTGCCGTAGTGTGATCCTTCGCTCTCTGTGCCTAGATCCTGGATACAGAGCACTGGAGCATTTTGGCTGGAGATCGTACCTGTAGCGTTGTACTCGCTGACGTACTCCACCGCATGCCTATCAGCCCAAACAAAGGGCTTCCACACCTCTCTCTGGGAGGTGGTGTCGTAGATGAGATGCTCGGTAGAGAGTGCAGTGGCAAGCTGTCGAAGGAGTCGTACTAGCAGACTCTTTCCCGTACCTGTACCGCCGAGGATGAGTAGCCCACGTGTGGGATCCCCCTGTCGCTCCCTACCCTGTAGGTCTAGGGCCTTCATCTCGCTACGACCAGCGACCCAGAGGGCGGCATTGGTGTAGGCGAAGAGGTTGTGATTGTCCAGCTTGAACTGTGGACATTGCTTGTATCCTAAGAACATGATCGCGTCTACGATGTCACTGACGTCACCCGAGGCTAAACCTTCGGGATCGGTGAAGAGGCTACGCCTGCGAGCCAAGGGGCGGACATTGGTTGTCTCCATTGCAGATAGCAGGGCGCGTAACAGTTGGTTATCCATTTCTTGATAGTAGTGATGATTATGGTTGGGAGGAGGCCTGCTTGTAGAAGTCTTCGAGCGTCATGTTATTGACTCTATCCATGAGCGCCTGCTGCTCGGGAGTGATGGGTGGAGGGGCTACCTCCTGCCAAGCGGCGTTAGTGTAGTGGGTGGCAGTCGAGGCAGAGGATGAGGCCCGCGCCTTGGGCTCGTCATCATCGTAGTTGCCCGCCTCGATCTTCTCGAGATTAGCTAGCTTCGTCAGCCAAGCATACTTGAAGAGGTTCTTTTTGCCACGAAGGAAGGTAGAGGCGCAAGCTCTGCGCAGAGCCTTCCCCAATCGATCCCGGAAGCCTCCTCCGCCCCAAGCGTCGGTCAGCTCTTTGGCCTGATAGAAAATGTTGCTGTCGTAGAGTGGCGGTGCTGGCAGAATAGGGTACTCATTGCGCACCTCCTCGTAGATGGAGAGGATGGGAGTAAGGATACCATTACTTGGAGACTCCTCATAGGCGCTCTCTCTATATCCCATCTTATTCAGATCTTGGGCGGGCGCATTTTCTGCCTCCCTTTTCCCCTTTTCCTTCTCTTTCTTTTTAGGGGCTTTTAGCCCCCCTATATTCCCCCCACGACCTTCCTCTACCTTGGTCGCAACCTTACTTGTACCTTCCTCTGTACCTTCCTCTACCTTAGTCGCAACCTTACTTGTACCTTCCTCTGTACCTTTCTCTACCCTAGTCGCAACCTTACTTGTACCTTCCTCTGAACCTTCCTCTACCCTAGTCGCAACCTTACTTGTACCTTCCTCTGAACCTTCCTCTACCTTGGTCGCAACCTTACTTGTACCTTCCTCTGTACCTTCCTCTACCTTGGTCGCAACCTTACTTGTACCTTCCTCTGAACCTTCCTCTACCTTGGTCGCAACCTTACTTGAAGGTCTATGCTTACGGCCTGCAAGAGACATACGCTGACGAGCCTCGGGAGAGATATTGCGCTTGGTAGGCTTGTTCCCCACCTCTGCCTCCTCATATGCTTCGCTCTGTTCTCTCAGGAGGACATCATGAGTGAAGCGTCTGAGGAGACGTCGGGAGTAGAAGGTCTCTACACCCGCCTCATTCGTCTCGATGACGAATAGCGAGAAGTCACGTATCACGCTCTCTACTCGCTTGGGACTACGAGAGCCAATCATACGAGCGATGAACTTCGGATCAAGGGGTAGTCCCGGTGATCCAGCATCCTCCACGGTGACCTCTGCCAGGAGCTCTAGGATCGCCCAGAAGACACCTGTACCCTCCAGCCCATGGGTAGCACGGAGGCGCTGAAGCTTGAGGTCCTTACCAGCCGTAATGTCGTGGGCAAAGTAATAGCGACACATGATGTAGGGATCTATTAGATGTGAAGATGGGAGTGAATAGGCCTATAGGTCGATAGGGCAGTCGTCGAAGATCTCTATAGGGAGGTCGAGGATCGTCCCACAACGGAAGTCCCCCGTGTTCTTGTCCATCCACTGATAGTAGTTCACGGGAGCCTCTATTGTGAGTAGCTTCTTCGTCTCCTGGAGGTGTGATAGGGCACGCTCGACATAGGCGAGCTCTTTCCTATCAGAGGTGTAGAAGTGTAGGCCATGGCGTCCCTTGGACCCTGCTGGGGTGCATCCATCCTCGGCGAAGAGGACGTTGATCCTCCACCCACTACGCAGAGCGGAGCGTCTATATCCGATAGGAGTGGCTATCGTCATAGACTTCCGGGGCTCTACGCTGAAGAGCTCCACCCGCCCAGTGAGTGGGACCGTAAGCCTCGATGCAGAGGTGGGGTGATGGGGATCAAGTAGGAGACTCCCATCCGTGGCGAATAGGACCGAGATAGGGAGACCAAGCACCTCTCCACATGCGAAGCGGTCGGTACTACGTGACGTCCAGTTGGTGAAGCTCAGAGGAGCGGAGAAGGATAGGGTCTCTCGACTCTCTTTGAGTGAGGCAAGACGCTCGGTGATACGTGTCGCCTCCGAGGGATCGCTGGTGACGAGGTTAAGCCCGTAGTGCACTTCGGTTCCACCATGACGAGACCCAGGGGAGGAGAGCTTGACGTAGAACTTCCAGCTCTGAGCGTAGTGGAAGGAGTATCCGAGGGCATTGACTCCCTCTCGTAGCGGGCGCTCCTCGACGCCGAAGAGACTTACATAGCCCGTCAGAGGAATAGTCTTCCGATGGATGAGGTGTGGAGACTGAGGAGGTGTGGTTGTGTCCATTGAGTTGTAGTGGCGTTAATATTGGCCTGCCTCATCTTCGTCGTATAGATCGGAGATGAGAGTGAGTAGTAGGTGCGGAGCGATAGTCGCTGCTAGGATAGAGATACAGCCTGATAGGCTTAGGATCCCGATACCATAGTGCTCCATGATCAAGAAGGAGATAAGCAGCACGAGATGATAGGCGCTCAGTAGCTCCATTCTGTGTCGAGATAGGGAGGGTAGCATAGTCTTGTGGTGGGTATTAGTTGTGACTTGACTGTGTGTTCATCGTACCACGTGATCAGGGATGGTACTGTCCCCTGTCTTGCTTGCGCTGTAGCTTCTCGTACTCGGACTTCCAGTGGCTAGCCATGGTGACACCGAAGACCCCGAGGCCCAGGAGCCATAGGAAGCAGAAGCCGATACTATGATTGAGTACGTCTAGGAGGAGGCAACATAGCCCTAGGAGGGTGATGCCTACGATCTGTGGAAGGTTCATTATCGTGTACGTGTTTAGTTGTTATCGTTGTCGTAACTTTGTGTCACTGAAACACCTAGTTACATTTGTTAGAGATATGAATATACCCAGTCAGCTTACCCCTGAGGAGCTAGATAAGACGCTTGAGTTTATCGCCAAGGGCGAGAAGGGATCTTGCCCAGTCTCCACTGACACCCTTATTGCTTGCTCCTCATTCCTTGCCCAGCAGGGGTTCATCAGTTCACAGGACTCCTTCATGGGAGCTATCCGGGACATCACACCTGCAGGCAGGGCACTGATGGAGAAGGGGGGCTTTACCGCTATCGTCGCCAAGGAGCGAGCGGAGGTGAAGCGCATACGCATGATAGAGACCCTGCGTAATCCCTTGATCGTTGCCATCGTGAGTGCCTTAGTTGGTTTCCTCTCTGGGTGGTTCTTAGCCTACCTGAAGTATTCATGAGGGTCGTGCTACCTCCCCATATAGCGGAGGTATAGATGCTCACCGATATCGAAGAACACTACGAAGGTCGCAGCGCAGACGACGAACCAGAAGAGGACGTAGAGCATCATAGCCCAGAGATGGCCTGCCTCTAGGCTAGGCATGTACCTATACCGGAACCAGTCTATGGGAGCTTTCGCTAGCTCCTTACATTTCCTTAGCATATTCATAATGGTAGTTGTGGATCGTGTATTCCGACTACTCGTAGACACGAGCCTCGACCAGCTCCTTGCTTAGGCCTGCATCCTTGCGCTGCTGGCGGTGGAAGGCTCTCGCCTCCTCTCGTCGTTGCCATTCAGCGGGAGAGAGGTTAGCCACACTAGCATCGCCTAGACGCTGTGCACGCAGACGAAGCACGCTACGACGTGAGTAGATCCATCGCCCCGCCATTGGGTTTCGGAAGCTCGGCAGGCATACCGCCTCGAGGATAGCGGGCTCTCCCGTAGGCTCACCCGTCTCCTTATCTACTGGAGGCACACGCAGTCGGGAGAGTGTCCGCTGCTTGCACCCTAGGAGCGCCATTGCCTCCTTAGGCTTCATCCATCCCTCACTCCCATCCGCTATCTGCAGAAAGAGCGCCGAGAGGTGACGCTGCTCCCGCTCTAGGCTGTCGAGACGTTCTTCGTTTGTACGCATATCGTCTATCTAATATCATGGCCTGCTACCCAGCCTTAGCCACTTGGGGAGCTCGGCTGAGTGGGACACGCAGGAGAAAGAGTAGGTAGCCCGATATCATGCTCTTCTCTACGAAGTAGCGGATACGCTGCCCCTTGGGCTTCAGCTCCCGGTCTGAGTTGCGGAGGATGTGCTGTCCCGAGCGTCGAGCATTGGCGAGCGTATCGTGGCGTACCGCTATCCAGCTGCCAGGGAGGACCGACCGAAAGATCGGTACCCCAGCTGCCTCCGCCCCGAGGTTGGGGACGTAGACCCCTCGAGCTAGTTCCTGAGCCTCGTTCGCCAGGAACACCATAGCCTTAGCTCGAAGGCTGTGGTAGAGCTCCTCGGGATCCTCCTGAGAGGGGTAGAGGGTCGTGGGTGGAGCTCCTTGAGGTGTTGTCATCATCATTGTCTTCTTATACTCTGCTAGCTTTTGTGCCAGCTGGTTACGTGGTTTGGCGATACACTAGGGATTGGCTAACTTAGCAGGTGAATAGTGATGAGTGCTAAGACCAGCAGGCGCTTCCTTTTGGTTGCCGCCCCCTTCGTGTACGCCACCCCCTTGTCGGGGGCTGTATCGTTGGTTTGCAGTACAAAGATAAAGCAAAAATTAAGCAACAAACAAATCGTAGCTTAAATTATGGATTACAACACTGCGTTTGAAGAGTTTATCCACGCAAACAACCTCAAAAAGGGGGAGCTCGCCAGCTTCCTAGATGTTTCACCTGCCTTTATCACACAGCTTGTACAAGGCACAAGGAAGCTCCCTGATTCTAAACTAGCTTTAATTAAAGCTAGAGGCGAATGGGATTACAGCATGCTCTCAAATCCCGGGGCAGGCCTGCCCGACGTAGGTCGTCGTACGGACGTTTGGGTCGGTACAGATAATCGTGTGTATTGGACGGAAGCGCTGCAGGTTGGTCACGAAGAGGATCTACAGCGAGCTCAGTCCGAGGGGGTACGCCTCATCCCCGAGTACACAGAGGCCTTCCGTGGAGGTAATCAAGGAGAGGCAGACGAGCTTCAGACAATAGACACCTATTGGGGCATCCCCAACCTCGAAGGGGAGATGATCGTGCCCATCCATGGCAACTCTATGTCCCCGAAGTTCCCAGCGGGCTGTCGTGTCGCTCTCAAGCGCTACCCGTTCAGTCCAGCCAATCCACTAGGCATCCAATTCGGGGAGGTCTATGCAGTAGCGGTACGCCAAGGGGACGGCTATCCTCCCCTACACTTCATCAAGCGCCTACATCGTCACCCCGACAAGGCAAAGGAGCGCACCACCTACATTGCCCGTAGCATCAATCCCGACTACGACGACTTCGAGGTATCGATCTCAGACATCTGCCATCTCTCGGCGGTCATTGCCCGCATCGAGGTCGAGCCCCTCTTCTCCTTCTAAGGACAGCCTATGGACCACCATTGAGATAGTTACACATCAATTCTGAGATATTCTGTACCTTCACGGAGATAAAAACAGCTAGATTATGAGGAGGAAAGACTTAACATTGCGCGCATTCTCAGTTGAAAGAATGAGTGGTATGTCCTTGAGCGAAAGCGAACCATTGAGCCTTTTAGATTTGCTCCGGCAACGTCTCCCCGCGACATGTGCTGGAGATCGACGCATGCCTCTAAATCCCACAAGTGATGATGAAGATGTACTTTCCGCCTATGCAGACTCTAACAACTGCTTGTTTGGTGTCATACTATGCATTGCCCCAGGCACTCAGATGGGGGAGATCCGCCCAGAGATGTTTGCGCAGCCGATGATAAGTATAGATGAGCTTGGAGGCTTGGAGGCCAATGCTAATTCATCCATCTATAAGCACTGCTACTATTTCGCTCTTAGTAGTAGAACCCTCGTGACGACTCTTGGAAAGAGTTCCTCTATCAGCAGAGTAGAGACTTATCTGAATTGGTTGATAGAAGAAAGCCGTGGGGAGACACTATTCAACCTTACCCCTATGATTTCAACGGAACTTCCAATCAAGCCTAAGGACATTAAAGAGATGACAATACTCCCTCCCAGAACGAGGTTAATCGAGACGGGGGATAGTCAGGCAGATACAGAGGAAGCATCAAGGGCTTACAAGATAAACTGGAACAGGCTCAAGAGTCTTTTTGGTGACAGTTTGAACCTAGACGAGCTCAAAGCAAACAACATTCTTGAAGCTGAACTTAATATAAAGTTCACACGGCCTAAGAATATGACCCCGCAGAACTATGAGCGACTGCTCGGCCAGAGCCTAAGGGTTATATCTGGCTTAGATCAAGTCCAATTTAGGGGCAAGAAGGGAAAGAAATATGTAGTAGGCTCAGATATGCAACGAGAGAAGAGCGTCAAGATAGAATTAACAGAAAATGGGCATCTTTCCGAGGAGCAGCTCAAGCAGGAGATGGAGCGATATCTTCTCGAACTCACACAAGGGCAGTAACTCAGATGAAGCTACAAGCAAATTTACTTCGCTACCTTGTCGTTATTGTGCTGGGAATAGTCATTTCAAGTCTATTCCCAAGGCTAACCGTTAATGTCGAAATAGCAAAGCTTCTGTTTGGTGTGGCTGGAATCTTCTTTCCCGTATCACTAGCGGTCATCACTTCGATGGATCTCTACAGAGTTAAGAATACCGAAGCAAGAAGAGAGATTAGGCGCAACCTGAGAGATCAGCGGAATGGTCTCTGTTTCCACTTCATCATGGCCATGATAGGCTTGATAACTATCTACCTTATCCCCGATGGAGGAGGTACCATTGAGCCTAGTATCATTGGCTTCATTTCAGTCAACATTCCTCTCGTGGTCACCCTGATCATCTGTGAATCTATTCTATACATGACCATAACCTTCACCAGTACTCAAAAGCTACGAGAAGATATTGAAGATAAGCTTGATGAAGAAGAAAGGAGAAGGAAGCATAGGGAGTGATATAGCCATTATTAAGGAAACACCACTACATGAAGCCCATTGTAAGAAGACTAGTTGTACAGATGGTGATAGCAGTAATACTCGCTTTACTACTATCATCTGGGACTTCTATCCCTGGATCATCGTCAGTCACAGGAGCGCTATATACCGTTGTGGGAGTTGCATCCTCTCTCAATAAGCATGGCTATTTCCATTGACCTCAAGGAGGTGAGAGAGCCCAGATACCGGAGCAAGCTCAAGAAAGACATCCGGACGCTCCTAGATAGCTTAGTCTGCGACTTCAGTGTCGCCTCCCTCGCCTTGCTTGCTTCGATAACCGATAAGTCTTTTGCGATAACATTCTCAAGCATATCCATATCTCTAAGTATAAGCCTACTCTCATCTATAATCATAGCCCTTTCGCTCATATATAACCTCCTTAACATCTACGCAATATACAAGTTCAAAGCAGACCTAGAGGAGCGTATCATATCCGAGGAAGAAAGGAGGAAGGGATAACTACCCAAACTCTCTTTAACTTTGCATACTCCTGATTATGTAACATAGTGATCGTTATGACTACTTCTTCCCCTGATAATACCCTTCGCATCGTCTTTGAAAATGAACAAAGCGAAGTCAGTGCTGAGCTACTCATTGGCAGCCTGATGCATACCATGGAGATTATCCACGCTATCAGTCGTGAAGTCGGTCCCGAGAAGAAGATCGATATCAAGATTAAGACCTTTGAGCAGGGTAGTTTCCAGGTCAATATTGAGTTGGTTGAGCGAGCTTTCGGTTGGCTCTTCTCCTCTGAAAGCATTGCTTATGCATCGGGGATTGTTACTATCGCAAGTGGGATTTATGCCCTAGCAAAGCACCTCAAAGGCAGGCGCCCCAAGTCGGTAACAGCTGAAGGCTCCCAAAAAAAGATCATCAATCATTTTGGGGATACCTATTACGTGGACAATCGTAGCTACCATCTCTTCAATAGCTCTGAAAATATACGAAAACAAGTACGGGAACAATTTCAAGAGCTGGAGAAATACTCCGATATCACAGGCTTCCGCTTTGAGGGGGGTGGCGAGACAACACGTGCTGACCGAGATGAGTTCTCCGCTATGGGTAGACCTATCCCGACCTGCGATGAAACTCCTGAGCCACAGATACGAGTATTAGAAAACGTAAGCCTCCTCATTCTTCGCCCGAGCTTCGACCCCAATCTCCCTTGGGACTTCCTCTATGATGGGCGTAAGATCTCAGCTCGCGTTAAGGACGAGGAAATTTTGAAGATCATCAACCGAGGCGAGAGCTTTTCAAAGGGCAGTCGCATGCTAGTAGACCTAGAGGAGACTCGTTCTTATGATATTACCCTTGGAGAATACGTGATCGGGAGAGATGGCTACCATGTACTACGCTTTAAGGAGCACTTACCAGCTCAGCGCACCGCCACGCTCTTTAACGAAGAATGAATGCACTCCCGACCATCGGTTGCTACCGATAAACGCAAAAGTGTTATATCTGCATGAAGTCAAATGTGTAACAACCTACAACGATGAGTGTGCTACGGATCCTCTTTGAGGGATTCACCTCAATATTCAGCCCCTGGGCTCCCAAACGAGACCTAGAACTGGAGAAGTTGGAGAAGTTTATCGAGAGCTACCGGACTATGAGCGATCGTGAGAGGTTAGCTGGTGATTGGCAGGCTGTCCAGCGTGATATGCTACATGCATGGAAGAAGGTACGGTCTTCTTATAAGTAGGAGTGCAGTTTTGGGCGTCTCTCTATCTGTGATAGTCTTGGCTTGCCGTTCTTTGCACACTTTCTATAGCAGGGACTTATATCCGCTCCACACAAAAGGCGACGCCCCCGACCTCTGTTGGATCGGGGGCGTCGCCCTTTTCATCTCCTCTATATGAGGCCTTGCAGACGCTGGAACTCCTGCGCTACATCCTCTGCTAGGGTCTTAGCGTAGATCTGTGTGGTCTTGACGCTAGTGTGCCCCAGCATCTTCTGCAGGATATGCAGGGGGACACCATTAGCCAGCGTAACAGTGGTAGCAAAGGTATGACGAGCCATGTGTGAGGAGATCTTCTGCGTTAGCCCACAGGCCTGCCCGAGTGCCTTCAGATAGACATTGTATTTCTGCTGGGAGAGAATAGGTAGCCTATAGTCGTACTTCTTCAGCACCTCAATAGCGGGAGGTAGTAGATAGATGAAGTACTCGGTCTTGGTCTTATGTCGCTGTGCACGCAGATAACGCATTCCGTCTCGCTCCTCGGTGTTCTTGTAGTCGAAGGTAGCGAGGTCTGCATAGGCTAGCCCAGTGTAGCACTGAAAGAGGAAGAGATCTCGAATACGTTGTAGGATAGGATCCACTAGTTCGGTCTCCACGATCCTCTGCAGCTCCTCCTTGCTTAGGAAGCGACGCCCCTTACTCTCCCCTCGTGCAACCTTGAAGCTAGCATAAGGATCCTTCTCGATGAAGCCAAAAGCCATCGCTTCGTGAATGTAGACACGGAGCCTCTTGTGGTAGTTATGTATGGTGACTTGGTGGGTGAGGTTACGCTTCTTCCGAAGCCAATCATCGAATTTGACGATGCTTGTATGCGTGACATCAGCGAAAGAGACGAATAGCCCAGAGGCCTCTATGGCTTTGAGAGCTGCGCTGTGCTGACGCTTGGTGCCTGGTGTACCGCTCCGTTCCTTGAATCGCTCCCAAGCGAAGTCAATAAAGCAACGTGGGCGATTGAGCTCCACCCTATAGGCGTCCAATAACTGATCTAGGGTATAGGCCTGCCCGTACCGCTCGAAGGCGCTCCCCGAGGCCTGCTGAAGTTGCTCCTCTATCTCGTCAAGGGCACGATTATACTCTCTGGCGTGTGGTGTCTTGTACACCATCCCAATATCAGTACTCCACTGCCCAGCACGCAGGCGAATACCCGTGTCCAGGTAACGACGAGACTTCCCCCGATAGAGTTCGAAGACTACGGGAGCATCCTTTGTCTTGGTGGCGACATTCCTTCTGTCGAAAAGTCGCCGAATACGTAGTTCGTTCAT